CTATATTTTGTTGATAGCGTCAATCAGTTCCTCAATCTCAAAATGAGTGTAGACAACCTCTGTCACACCCTGTCCTTTGTGTCCGACAATTTTCTTGATGACCTTGTCTGACACTCCGGCAACCGTCAACATGGAAATACATGTGTGACGGGTATCGTGTGGGCGGTGTTTCATTCCGAGGGTGTCAATGAGTGGCATCCAGTAAGAATCATAATAATTCCTATACTTAAAATGCTCTCCGTCCGGAGTAGAGAGGAGATATTCACAATCATTGAGGTTGTACCAGTATTCAAAGAGCGGATAAACCTTTTCGGCAATCGGAGCGGTGCGGATTCCGGCAGCAGTTTTCGAGGCGATGATTTTGAAATATCTATCCTCAAGGCTCACATCCTCTTTTTTGAGGTCGAGGAGTTCACCGATTCGGCATCCGGTATATATCAGCATAAGGATGACAGTATAATATATATTTGAATCCTTGACATCCCATAATTTCGCAACCTCTGTTTTTGAGAACGGTTCACGGTTGTATGCGTTGGGATTGCCCGCCTTTTTAATGTCGAGGTATTCGACAAGGTTTCGTTCTTTTGGAATAATCTCATGAATCACAGCGTATTTGTACATCAGACCGAATAATATTTTTAATTTCCGGAGTGTGGGATAATTCTTGCCGGATTCATCGACGACCATTTGCAGGTGGTCAAGTTTTACATCAACAAAACGCATCCGTGCAAGTTTATCACATAACGCCCATGCTGCACGGTAGCCTTTGACGTTGGAATCACTGACAGTCGGAAAATGTTCATCAGACCATCGCTCATATACATCCTCGAATGTAACCTTTGCAGCATTCACATCATAAGGATTTGCATTGAACTCCGCAAGTGCGGTCAATGCCTCTTTACGGGTCGGGTAATATCCGACGACCGTATATAATTGTTTTGATTTACCTGTTTTCGGGTCGATTTCCCATCCTTTTGTCTTTTTTGCGACATAAGGATTCCGGCGATTTCCCGATAATTTGTAAACCGTTCCGAATCCGTTCGGTAGTTTCATAAAATCACCATCCTAAAAAAGAGTATAAAAAATAAAACCAATGCAAAAAGCACGGTTTTATGATAGAATGGTATTTGCAGGAACTATCTATCAAGTGCCTTTTGCAGGAGCATGAGACGGAAGTTTCACAAAGGCGATTCACGTTGCAGCGTGGGTCGTCTTTTTTATTTGCAGTTAGCGAAACAACCGTAATTTTGAACGGAAATTTTCTCTCTGTACACTTTCCTTGAGAAAGGAGGTGAGCAGGATGAAAATTCTCGTTTGGGAAATGAGAACCTCAAAAGGGTTCACATTGATGGAGTTATCGAAGAAATCCGGAATCGGAAAATCTACGATAAACAACATCGAAAACGGCAAGGTGTCGCCGACATTGTTTCAACTTGAAATGATAGCGATTGCGTTAGGCGTGAACATCACCGACCTGTTTGAATCCGAATACAAATAATTGTATCACATTGCAGCGGGATTCCGGCAGCAGGAGGAACGATTTCCACGATTATGGAAATCAACCTCGATATTTCCACAATCATGGAAATATATGATACAATGCAATTCGGAAAGGGGGTGGTGTCTCCCTTGAATTACAAAGAGGCTATTGTCGAAATAGTCGGAAAGATACACAGCGAACGCATCCTCAAGAGGATATATAAATTCGTGTTGTATCTATACACACATGAGACTGGCAGTTGAAAGACTGTCAGTCTTTTTTAATAACTGAAATATATTCATCCAGTTCATCAACGGAAATTTTGCCTTTTCCAACCAAATAACCAAGCAAGGAAGAACAGACCATGCGGATGTCTGATTCATCAGACTGGGATAACAGTTTGAAAAGGACATTATACAAATCATTATTCATCAATCTCACCTTTTGAGAAACGAATCGCCTTTTTCATTAAGCGGTCAAGAGCTGCGATGTCCTCGTCACTCAACTCAAGCATAAATTTGAAAAGGTTTTTTCGTGCCTCATCCTCACCCGCCATGATGCGGTCAATGCGTTCGATGAAATCATCGTCCGTGTCAACGAACATTTCGCCCTCACCAGTAGTCAACCATATATAATCAACTCCAAACTCACGGCAGATTGCTTTTGTCATTTGGTCTGTGAGAGAATTGCGACCATTTTCTATTGCACTAATAGCATTTTTTTTAACGCCCAAACGTTCACCAAATTTTTCAAGAGTGAGACCGAGAGTTTTTCTCAATTCTCTGACACGTTCGTTTTCTGTCATGTTTATCACCTCCATGTTCGTAGCATAGCACAGCAAAAAAAGAAAATCAATAGAAAAAGTACACTCAAGATACAAAAAACTGTTGACAAAGTATTTTGAAAATACTATGATGTATTTACAAGATACAAACAGGAGGCGAAAAAGTGGCAGAAATAAGAAATGAATACGGTGGATGCAGTATTGAAAGATGCATCAATTTTGAACGGCGTGAGGGGTACATGGAGAACATGAGAGTTGAAGTGAAAACAGATGCGATGCTATCTCCGGAAAAAACAAAAGAAATCACCTCGATTGTTGAAAAGGCAATCGGAGAGATTAGAAAAACAGTGGAGAAGTGGTGACGTACTCCTCCACAAAGAATTATTTCGTCTTTGCAGCAAGCCAAGCAGCACGGACAATCAGTTCTCCGGTCGGAGTATTGAGAATTTTCCGAAATTCCTCAATCTCCGATTCGGAATGACCTGCATCCTGCAAAGAGCGAATGAGTTGAGTTTTGAAAAGTTCATAATTCATGGTTTTCACCTCCTGTCATTTTGAAATGGTAGCACATTCATTATACTGCGAGGACGAAAAGCAGACAACTCAAAGCCGAAACGGGGCAGCAGTCGCCCCGTCAGTGTCCGGATGGCAACCGACACTCTGACGATGGCAAGCCGAAAGACATCGTGCAGCGATACCGTGGGAAACATGGCAGCGGTCGCACCTGCTACAAAGTGCGTGGATGGTCAACAGGTTTTCGATGATTTTTAATGTGAAAAGCATCAACACGGTGTACATTGCCGGAAAAGAGGTGGACGGGATGAAAAGACCGAGAGAACCACCAACAGGAGGAAACAAGATGAATATAGGACGAATATTGCCGACAGAGGCAGCAGCAATCCTCAATGTGTCACCGCAATTCGTGAGGGTAGCAATGCAACAGGGAAAACTCCCGATTGGAACGGCGGTGCAGATGTCCTCAATTTGGACGTATCACATTTCGGAAAAACTGCTTGCAGATTATTCCGGAAAGAACATAGAAAAAGAGATTGAGCGAATCCGAGGAGGTGTTGAAAAATGACGAGAAACGAGAAAAAGGCAGTAATTGAGAGCATGGCAGAAAAATTCATGAATATCGACGACCTTGAGGGGAAGTCAATGACCATTATGGTGATGTCTGCGTATGCCGAGGGTAAGGCAGCGGGAAAAGCAGAGGAGCGTCGCAGATGGGAACAGAAAGAGGCGGTTGCAGCCGTTTAATGAAAACGCCCCGTCATAATGGCGGGGCAGTACATAGCAGGAGCATGAAAGCAAAGACGATGACTGTTGCAGCAGTCGGAACGGAACAGGAGGAAACATGAGTATTGCAAAAAAGGAAAAACGTGCAATCGAATATTTGAAAGCGTTTGAACCAAAGGACGAACCGTATTATCTGTGTTACAGCGGTGGAAAGGATAGCGACTGTATTCGCATACTGGCAGAACTTGCGGGGGTAAAGACTGATATAAAACATAATTTGACAACGGTTGACGCACCGGAAACAGTGCATTATGTGCAAAAAACGATAGGCAGAGAAAACATTGAACATCCGGAACTGACAATGTGGCAGTTGATAGTCAAGAAAAAGATACCACCGACAAGACTTGCGAGATATTGTTGTGCGGAACTAAAAGAAAAAGGCGGTAAAGGCAGGGTGAAAATAACTGGCGTTAGATGGGCAGAAAGTAAAAACCGCAGAGACAACGGAGGCGTTGTCAAAATACTGGGAAAAGAAAAAACAATGGAAAAATTAGCTACAGAGAACGAACTTGATTTCATAAAGACGGGAAAAGGTGGAATTGTGATGAATAATGACAATTCAGAAACAAGGCGTTTTGTGGAAATGTGTTACAGAACAACCTCGACGATGGTAAATCCAATTATAGACTGGGAAGATGACGAGGTATGGGAATTTTTGCATTATTACGGGTGTGAATCAAATCCACTGTACCAGTGTGGACAAAAGAGAATCGGCTGCATCGGATGCCCGTTGCAAGGGTTCAAAGGAATGAAAGACGATTTTCTTTTATATCCAAAATACCGAGCAGCGTATGTCAGAGCATTTGACAAAATGGTGATTGCAAGGGAACAGGCAGGGTTGACAAATAACGGTTCGTGGAGAGATGGCGAGAGTGTTATGAGATGGTGGGTAGGAGACGACCCGAATCAAATGACATTAGAGGACTATTTCAAAAACGTGGGAATTGACTGGGAATAAAAGAAAAAGGACAACCATTGCAGTGGTCGTCCTTGTATCGACTGATTGTGTCAGTCGCTAACTGATAGAAATATTATAGCAAATCTGACACAAAAAAGCAACTTGAAAAGAGACCGAAAAGGTCTATAAAATCAAGGGTTTTCGGAGGTTTTGTCGTCCTTGTAATAGATACTAACAAGTCTACGAAAACATAACAGGAGGCATGTGTCAGATGGCAAGAAAAAGAGGGATGCAGTTTATCCCGTATGATTATGAGGCAGCATATAACAAGGCGATGGAGGACATGCATGAATGGTTCATTGAGAACCTGTTTCAACATCGAAAGAAAGTGATATATGCACTCAAAGAGATAACAGCAGGAGACCAGTTTGAAATTGAGATATATCCACAGTTCCGGAGTATGGATGAAGTACCTCCGGAGGGGAGGACAATTAAGAAAGACAACAACAAGGCTCAAAAGAATCTGAATGACAAGAACGCAAGGAAATACGTTGAGAGGTTAATCAATGAGAATTTCAGCGACCGTGATATTTGGATGACATTGACCTATGATGACGCACACCTCCCGCCGGATGGGGATGTTGATGCAGCAATCAAGAATGTGCAAAAGTACATCCGACGCATCAACTATCAGAGGAAAAAGAGAGGTCTCCCGAACGCAAAATATGTCTATGTGACCGCATACAATCCGGATGCGGAAATCAGATGGCATCATCACATCGTCATGGATGGTGCTTTAGACATGGAGACGGTTGAATCCTGTTGGAAACAGTCAAGCAGGAATGAGGTTCGCAGGTTGCAGACAGATGAAAACGGTCTGTCCGGTATGGCGAACTATATCGTCGAAGAAAAGAACCGTGTTCCGTCGGAAAAGAGATGGAACAGTTCACAGGGATTGAGAGACCCACGAATCAAGGTCGTACACTCCAAACGTCCGGCAGCAGGAGGCAGCTATAAAAAAATAGGGTCATTTGTTGATGGTATGGTCAAAGACAGGGATTCAATACCGGAGATATTAAAAAAGTGGTATCCGGACATGGATTTCACGAACGCAAATGTGTACTATAACGATTTTAACTGCATGTTTTATATACATGCACGAATGAGGAAAAGGAGGCTACAAAGTGAAAAGACGGAAAAGACGGGCAAGACATGCAGGACGACGTGATGCGTTCCATTTGACAATGATTGCGGTATTGATGACGGTGTTGTGCTTGATGATAGTGAATATCAAAGAACCGGAGCAGACCGAGGAGGAGCAGCCGGAGACGACACATGCGGAAGTGGTACAGAATCCGGAAACAATCGTGCAGACAGCAGAGGAGACCGAAAGCAAATACAAGGTTTTCGATGGTATGTCCGAGGACTGGGGGAGCGATGACCTTGAGGGATTCGTGCTTTATAAGTTACCGGAACAGTATGCGGATAAAGGTTATTTTCCGGAGAAAATGCAGATATACACAAGATGTCTATGTAAGCAAAATGACGTTCCCTATGCCCTTGTAGTGGCAATCATCGAGCATGAATCCGGATATGAATTTGACAAGGTCGGAGACGGCGGGCAGTCAAAGGGATATATGCAGATATATGAGAAATGGCACACTGACCGGATGAAACGGTTAAGCTGCACTGACCTCATGAACCCATATCAAAATGTGAGGGTCGGGATTGATTTCCTGTCGTACCTGCTCAAGAAATACGGCACGGTGCAGGATGCACTTGCAGCGTATAACTACGGTGAAAAGGGTGCGAGGGAACATTTGTGGAGCAATGGCGTGTATGTCTATTCATACAACAGTGCAATCATGCAGAGGACGAAAGAGATTGAGGAGGTGGTCGGGAAATGAGTTTTGACTGGCAACCGGAATCAAAAGACAGATATTTCAGAAAAGCCGAGGCAGCAGTCAAGGCAGCGGGATTCGATGACATCCTGCAAATCAGCAGAGAACAGTTTGCAATCACGAAAAGCACGGTCAAGGTGTATTTTAAGCCGATTCCGAGAGAGGGAAAGACCCGCCGATGGTGGGAGGCAAAGAAAAGCATCGCAGGGATGCAGGAGCAGTCCGGAGGGCGTGACGAGTTCGGCAGGAAAAAGAAAACCATTTTTATTCATGCCTATATGATTTTAGAAATGGAGGAGCAGGACAGGTGAGGGCGGGAGAAATCATTGAAAGAATCAGACACATGCTCAAGGTCAAGGACTGCAAACATGTATGTCTGTTCTGCGAATATTATGACATGTGCAAAGAGGAGGCGAAAGCGAATGAACATGAGATATGCAAAGAGAAGTGAGGACACGGAGCAAATCAACGTCGTGTCATGGGCGGGATGGAACATGAACCGTTATCCGGAATTAAAGTGGTTGTTCCATGTACCAAACGGAGGAAGTCGAAACAAGCAGGAGGCAGTCAAATTCAAACAGATGGGTGTCAAAGCGGGTGTTTCTGATTTGTGCCTCCCATATCCGAAAGGCTCATACTGCGGGTTATTCGTTGAAATGAAATTCGGGAACAACAGACAGCAGGACACGCAAAAAGAGTTCCTTGCGGATATGGCAGCAGCCGGACATTTTGTTGCAACCTGCTATTCAGCAGAGGAGGCAATCAAGGTCATTGAGGAATATCTGAATTTGTCGGATGCGGTACACATGGAGAGAAATCTGAACATGAGCATCCCGAACAACAGCATCCTCAAGGACGGGAAAATCAAGAATTGAGGAGAAAAGCGATGAAAGTATTGATTGCGTTAGGTGTTGCAGCGGTTGTCATGCTTGCGATGGTATTTCTTGCGGTGATTTTATTCGTGGCAGCAGTTGCGGTCGATATAGCGTCCGAATTTATGGACTAAAAAATATAACAGGATAACAGGAGGAAACAACATGAGAATTATTGCAGTAATGTCACCAAAGGGAGGAATCGGAAAAACGACGACATCCGATTCAATCGCCTATATGTTGGGCGAGGAGCAGGGAAAGAGAGTGCTTGTGTTAGACGGAGACCCGCAGGGCGATACATCAAAGACGTTCGGGGTATTTGAACCGGACGGAATCGGAATGAGTGAGCTGCTTGAGAAACATGAATGTGTCGGCGGTACATACAAAACGGGTGATTTGATTCGCCCGACGGAATACTCACACGTTGACATCATTCCGGCGAACGGCTATCTCATGAAAACGGACATGAATTTGCTGCTCAAGTCAGAGGACAATCAAGTCACACGATTGCGTGAGGCGTTGGAGGAGGTAGCAGACGCATACGATTATTGCATTTGTGATTGTGGTCGACTGCTTGACATGGTGGTCATCAATATCCTCATATCGGCAGAGTTAATCATTGCACCCGTAAAGGTTGGAGGATATGAAATCGAGGCATTGCAGAACCTTGAGGAGCAGATTGAGGACTTGAGAGACATCAATCCGGATTTGAGAATCAAGGCACTTATGACCATGCGACAGAAAAACAAGACCTCTCTTGAGGTTGAGGAGTGGCTGAAAGCAGATTCCGGATTTGACATGTTTGTCACTCCGGTTCGCCGTTCCATTGTTGCAGAGAAATCAACAACGGCAATGATACCACTCCCGAAATTTTCAAAGCGTGGAATCGTGTCTCAAGATTACAGATGCGTTGTGCATGAGTTACTCAAGGAAATGGAGGGGTAGGACATGAAAGAACATGATTGGGCGAAATTATATGCGGATGCAGATAAATTCATGAAAAAAGTCGGAGGCACTGATTTCAATGTCAAAACAAACATAAAAACCGAAAGATGGGGAGAGGCACTTGTGACGGTAGACATCCCAAAAAGAAACAATCCCATTGCAATAATGAGAATGGATGCGAATGAATATTGCAGCAGATGCAAAGGGTTCAGACGAGACGGAAAATTATATCTCACATACATGTTGAGAATAGAGAAAATAAATGCGGAGGATTAAGCACATGGGAAACATCGTGAAAACAGCAAAATGCAGATTCTGCGGTCAAATGACGCAGATTGAGGCAGACGAAGAACTGACAGCAGCACAGGCAGAGGAACAGGCAACAATGACATGTAACTGCACAGATGCGGTTGAGTATCAGAAAGAGAGACAGAGAAAAGAAAAGGCGATGCAGAACGTCGCTGCATTGTTCGGAGAGGCAGCAACACCGGACAAAAGATGCGGAGAGGGAATTGTGAAGATTCTCAAGGCAGCAGTTGAGGAAATTTACACCGGAGGACTGGCAAAGGTCACGTTGAACCTCCGTGGAGGCGTGAAAGCCTCTATTTCGCAGAACAGCAAGGGCGAAATCAACGTCGAACGTACCGAGACAAAAAAACAGAAACTCACAGAGTAATGACAGGAGGGTGAACAGATGGCAGCAGGATTCAGCGTGAAAGACGCACTCAACAAGAACAGCAAAGCAGGGATTGACGAATCTCCGAGAGCAAGATTCCGCACAAAGGACATTTCAATTTTCAAGATGTACCGCAACGACATGAATTTTTATAGTGTTGCAGACATCGAAGAACTGGCAGGAGACATCCTCCTGTCCGGTTTGAAACAGAACCTCGAACTTGTATATGCACCGTGCGAAAAAGGCGAATACAGAATCGTCGCAGGTGAAAGACGGTGGGAGGCTCTCAAATACCTCGTATCAAAGGGGTATAAAGATTTTGAACTTGCAACCAGTAAATTGACCACACCACAGGACGATGACGAGGAACAGGTTGAAATCATCATCGCCAACTCATACCGTTCAAAGACCATTTCCGACATGATTGAGGAGGAAACACGCCTCAAGGCATCTCTTGAGCGTATGAAAGCAGCAGGAAAGAAAATCAAGGGATATGACCTGCAATCCGGACGATTGAGGGATGTGATTTCCTCAATGCTGCATGTGAGCAAAACAAAGATTGCACAGATTGAGGCAATCAATAACAATCTGATTCCGGAATGGAAAGAGGAACTCAAGAAAGAACGCCTCACATTCTCCGCAGCTTATGAATTGAGCGGAATGACGGAGGATGAACAGCGTGAGACACTGGGGAAATTTTCAGAGACCGGAGAACTGACACACAAAGAAGTGAAAGACATGAAAGAGGCGAAAGCAGCAGGGCAGCAGGTGTCAGAATCCGACACGGAAGAAAACGGCATGAATCCTCCGGAGGCAAGAGCGGGCGACGATTATGAGACACCTCATCCGGAGGGAATCACATCTCTCTGTTATTCCTGCACCGAATATGAGACTTGCAATGTTAAGACCGGAACATGTACCTCATGCGACCAGTACAAGAACCGTGCAGAGGCATACAAGACCGACGAACAGAGGTATTCAGAGGAACAGGATGCAATCGACCGTGAGACAAAGAAAAAACTCCGTGAGATGGAACAGGAGGAGGAGATGCAGAAACTCCCATCAACAGCACCGGAGGAAATAAAGACAATCAGAGTGTCACAGGACAAATTCGAGGAATACACGGGAGAATATAGGAAACCGTACATGATAACAAAAGACGACGGATTCAAGGTCGGAAATGTCGTCAAATTAGTAGTATTTGTAGCAGGTAAAGCAACCGGAGAGACGGCAGACATGAGAATCACCTGCAAAGACGATGACATCACATGCAGCGGACTGTCAGACGGTTGGTGCGTTATCGGTTTAGGCGTGGCACAGAGGAGACAGAATGAGTTATAAACAGAGACACCCGTATTTGATGCAGCTTGCATATATCATCAAATACAGTTTGAAGAATTGGAGGAAAAGACATGAATAACATCAAAAGAGGCGAAATGTTCTATATCAGCAGAGGGGGGGGTGTCGTATAGCGGGAGCGAACAGCACTCCGACCGTCCGGCGGTCGTTGTAAGCAATGACAAGAACAATGAGAACAGCAATGTCGTTGAGGTTGTATATATGACCACGCAGCCGAAAACAGACCTCCCGACACATGTAACAGTGAGGTCAACAGGCAGACCAAGCACCGTTTTATGTGAGCAGGTCTATTCGGTATCAACAGAACGCATCGGAACGTATATCGGGGAGTGTTCAGACAAAGAGATGGAGAACATCGACATCGCTCTCATGATTTCCTTGCAGCTTGACGGCAACATGAAAACCTCGAAGAAATACAATGAGACAATCAAAGAGCAACAGGAGGAAATTGACCACCTCAAAACAGAAATCGAGGAAATGGAAAAAGACTGCAAAGAACTGATTGAACAGGTCAACCAGTATGCAGCAGCCAACACAGAGAAAAATGAGAAAATCGCAAAAATGGCATCATCAGAGGAGACAATCAGATTGCAGACAGAAAGAGACACATACAAGACCATGTATGAACAGTTACTCAACAGATTAGTGAATGGAGGAGCAGCATGAACAAAAGCACATTAAAGGCAGAATTTATCAATGCGAAAATCAAGGATGCAAAATACATCGGAGTGAGTATCAAGACGGAGGGCAGCAGTCAGCCGGAAATCATCATCAATCCGAGAGAGAATTTCGATGCGAAATTTGATTATTACATGGAGGCATACGATGACGATTTGATTCTGAATGCAGCAAAGGGCAAAAAGGACATCCGCATCGTGGCAGCAGGACACGGAAACCGATTCGAGGACATTGAAAACCAGTTAATCGGGGAAAAGGGCAAAGGTTGGAGAGAATTGATTGCAGGAGCGATTGACAACGCCTATGACCGTTTGGTTGCAAGCACAGCTCCACAGACGGAGGAGGAAAAGACCCATTGCGAAATGATAAAAGAGGCAGTCAAGGGAATGTTTATCAATGAGAGCAGGACGGCAGCAGAGGCAGAGTTCATCAAGACCCATATTGTTGATTATGAGAAAATATTCGATGTCTGCATGAATGGCGATGACCTTGAGTTCAAAAAAGGACTTGTCAGATTGCAGAAAATGCAAAATGAATATGTGATGCAGAGAGAACGGGAGGAAACGGCGAATGAATAAAGTTATATTGATGGGGCGACTTACAAGAGACCCGAATGTCAGATATACACAGCAGAACAGTTCACAAGAATCCATGTGCGTGGCACGTTACACACTGGCAGTCGACCGCAGAGGTGCAAGAGACGGGCAGCAGTCAGCGGATTTCATTTCCTGCGTTGCATTTGGCAAAAACGGCGAATTTGCAGAGAAGTATTTCAAGCAGGGAACAAAAATTGCTATTACGGGCAGGATTCAGACAGGTTCATACACCAACAGAGACGGTCAAAAGATATATACGACCGATGTTGTGATTGAGGAACAGGAATTTGCAGAAAGTAAGAAAGCAGCAGGAGAACAGGAGCAAAATGCGGGTTATACGGATGCAGGTGACGGGTTCATGAGTATTCCGGACGGCGTTGACGAACAACTCCCTTTTGCGTAAATGGAAAGGAGGAGCGTGATAATATGGGAATTATGAGCATCGTGAAAAACGTGATTGAGCATTTCAGAAAAGCCGGAAAGACAGAAAATGAGATTTCGGACATGATTGAACAGGCAGCAGACAGGGCGACAGTCAACAAAGGCGTTACAGAAAAAAAGGAATATAAAAGACCGGAAATCAAGGTCGAAACATCGGCAGAACAGTTCGTCGAGGCAGTCATGCAAACGGGTGTCACAGCGGAGCAGGTAAAAACGGCAATTATGAAAATGTGCGATTCGCAAAGATGCACAAATCGCCAAAACACGAATAACTGGCGTAAAATGCACGGTCTGCCTATGAGAAGAAAGCAGAAAGCGAGGAAAAAGCATGAAAGAGGAAAAAGAGCAGACAGTCATTGACAAAACCCTGCTATATCTCGAAAACTATCGTGAAATGGAGCGGTACATCAAAGAGGCGGTATCAGAGACCTCTCAAGTGCCGGATATAGGCAAATACAACATATCAGCAGAAAGAGCGTTCCTGCAATCGGTTAGAGAGTGCCGTGCAGAGACGGTCATTCTGTTCGAGCATCTCAAACAGGCTCTTGCATCACTCAAAGAGGATGCAGAGGCAGCAGGTGAGGGGTACAAGTACGACGCACTTGAGGCAGTCTATATCAAGGGCAAGACATACGAGGATATAGTGAGGGAGACAGGATGCGGACGCAACTCACCGAAAAAGTGGTGCAAGGTCATGATTCAACGCCTGTCAATCAAATTATTCGGTGCAAAAGCGATTGAAAATGATAAAAACGGAGTGAAAACAGGGTGAAATGAGGGTGAAAATAGGGGTGAAAAGTGGGTGAACAAAAGGCAAAATAAACGTGATAATATGTTAGCGTGAACAGTTGAGACGAGCGATTGCAGATATGCAGTCGCTTTTTTCTTGCCTGTTTGCCCTCCTGTTATATGCGGGTAAGTGTACACAGTAATGTGCATAACTGCCCGCCTCTTGTGGATAACAGGACAGGAGAACCAATGAAGAGAGGAGAACGCAGATGCTTTTGAAATCATGCAGGTGTGGCAAGTTGATTCCACAGTCAGTAAAGATGTGCGAGGAATGTGAGCAACGGCAGCAGTCGAGGCACATGATATACAACAACACACGGCGAGACAAGAGAGCAGCCGAGTTCTATGTGTCAAAGGAATGGCGGGCGATGCGGGAGCATATCATTGAGGTCTATGACAACGTGGATATATACGCATTGTATGTCGAGAATGAACTACTCACATGCGAACCAGTACACCACATAGTTGAACTTGAGGACGACTGGGAACAACGCTTGAATCCGTTCAACCTCATACCTCTCAACCATAAGACACACAACACAATCACTGCTCTGTATAAGCAGAGCAAAGCGAGCATGAGAGCAACACAGAAACAGTTGAGGTCACTGATTGAGTACCACTTTCGAGAGGCAGGGGGATATAAAAAAGTTTTGTGCGATTCATTTCTAGTCGCACCCCCTCTTTTGTTTGGAGAAAACTCCCCACGGGAATTTCAGCAGAAAGGTACATCCGAAAGGGGTGTCAGAATGTGACACAAAATCACTGAAATGTTGACGGAAAGGGGGTTTGTTGCTACATGGCAGGGCAGAGACAACCCACGGATTTGGTTGTTATGAACGGGCGAAAACACCTCACAAAAGCAGAAATTGAGGCACGAAAAAACGCCGAGGTTGTAGCACCGAACAACAAAGTGAAACCTCCGTCATATTTGACACCGGAGCAAAAGAAAAAGTTCCGGAAGATTGCGAAAGAATTACTTGAAATCAAACTGATTGCGAATGTTGACTGCGATGCACTGGCGAGATTGCTCATTGCACAAGACCAGTACATCGAAATCACGCAGCAAATCAGAGCAACTCCATTGATGGAGGATGTTCCGGTATATGAGACAAAGACGAATCCGGACACGGGAGAAAAAGAACGTGTGCAGGTCGGTACAAGGCAGGTCGTGAACGGTGAACGTGAGCGTCTCATGATTATTCAAGACCGCTGCATGAAACAGTGCAGACAGGGAGCATCGGATTTCGGATTAACAGTCTCCTCACGCTGCCGTTTGGTCGTACCGAAACCGCAGCAGCAAAAGCCGGAGAATAAATTTGCGAAATATGCAAATTAAGGTATGGCGAAAGCAGGAGAAACACAAGACCGCTGCACACAATACGCCCTTGATGTTGTTTCGGGCAAGATAACAGCCGGAGAATATGTCCGACTTGCATGTCAAAGACACCTCGACGACATTGAGAAATCGAAAGCAGCACCGTACAAATACTATTTCGACGTTGAAAAGTCAGAGGAAATCATCAATTTTGCAGAGGAATTGACCATTGCAGAGGGCGAAGAAAACGAGCATGTGACCGCATATCCGTTCCAGTGCTTTATTTTAGGGTCACTCAACGGGTGGAGAACAAAGGAAAAATCATACAGACGGTTCAGAACGTCCTACGTGCAATTAGGCAGACAGAACGGAAAATCGTTCATCAACGGTATTTTGGCATGTTATTACGGGAATTTTGACGGGTACAAGTACGGAAAAATCTTTTGTACGGCTACCAAGCAAGACCAAGCGAACATTGTTTTTGACGAGGTCGCAAAATTCATCAATTCGGACGAGGATTTGTCGGAATGGTTCAAAGTGCATGACCACAACCACACGATTGACTGCCTGTTGACACATTCAGAAATCAAAGCGCTGTCCGGTGATACAAAGTCACTTGACGGACACCGTGCATATTTGGGAATTGTCGACGAGTATCACGCACACAAGACGAATCAGATGTACAAGCTGCTTGAGGGAGGTATCAAGAAACTCAAGTCAGCGTTGATTTCGGTCATCACGACAGCAGGGTTCGACCTCAAATCACCCTGTTATAAATTGTATGAATATTGCTGCAATTTGTTAAAGGGCGTTTTTGAAAACGACAGTCAGTTCGTATATATCGCACAGATGGACGAACATGACGACAGATATGTTCCGGAGAACTGGATAAAAGCAAACCCAATTCTTGAATTTGACATGGATGCTCTTGAAAACCTCATACCGATTGCACATACCGCCCGTGATATGGGCGGGGAGGATTTGAGAGATTTCCTCGTAAAGCAGTTGAATATGTGGATGCAGTGGTCAAATTCACTGTATATCAAGGACATCGCAAAATGGAAAGCATGTGCCGTTCTGAAATCACTCAAGGATTTCAGAGGGTCAAAGTGTTATGTCGGGGTCGACCTGTCATCCGGAGGCGACTTGACATCAATCGCAATCGTGATTCCGTTCATGGTTGACGGAGTAAAGAAATATTTTGTACACACACATTCGTTCATTCCGTCCTCAAGGGTGGATGAACACATCAAGACCGACAAAGTACCTTATGACGTATGGATTGAAAAGGGTCTTGTGACAGTGACCGAGACACTGGGAGGAATAAAGACAGATTACAAATACATCATCAAATATCTTGAGGATTTGGTGAAAGAATACGACCTCAAACCGCAGTTGATATGTTATGACCCGCACAACGCATCGGCGTTCCTGTCAGACCTTGAGGCGTTGGGATTCGATTCAATCTCTGTTACACAGACA